TCAAGAACCGGTGGTGTACGCGGTGCTTGCAGGCCAATAGTTAGAGATACGACGGCGACCAGTTGTATCAGTCCACTCAACGCCTGCGAAGGCACCAGACCAAGCCACGGCAGAGCCGGAAGCAGGGTTGGTTGTCAAGGGGATGATCACACCGGCTGATGCTGAATAAGCAACAGGTTGGCCTTTCAAAATGTTGTTTGAATAGCCAGAGGTAATTCCATTAGCAAGCGCTTGAGCGCGATCCAGACCGGAAGGGTGGAACGCAGGGCGCAAACCAAATGGAGCTGATGTACTAGACATATGTTTCTCCTAAGAAGTTAACCCGAAAATACGGGTGTTTTGTTTGGTTGCTGATCAAAAGAGCCCATACCTTCGCCTTCAACTTGTACCAAGGGACGACCTGTACTGTCGCGGCCCTGCAGGCTTTCCATTTGAATCTTGACTTTCTCTGCTTCTTCACGAGGTTTGTCGTGATGCATGAGGGTCATGACCTCTTGGAAGAGCTCCATAGGAAGCTTAAACAGTAACATCTCGTTACATGATATATATCCAACATGCTCACCTGACTTCACTCGATAATCTTCATAACCGGGTAACTCTTCCGACTTAACGGGTACATACCCTAAGCGAATCCGTTTATCTATGCTGTCATAGCTGTTAGTTGTTGAAAGCCAACAAAGGTGCCACCCGTCCATTTCGGGCAACTTAGGCAATGCTGATTGCGTCCACTCCTCACTCCACATCTTTCGGCGTTCCTGTGTCGAAGCGAACTTTTCTTGAGGCGCTACGCGTCCTGCTTCCCCGTTTTCACGGTCTTGGCGTCCGTTAGCGTTCAAAGATTTTTTGAGTCTAGATTCCATAATGTTTTCCCCTTAGATTAGTTGTTACGGTTTGCGCGATCAAACGCAATAAAGTTTTTGATCATGCGAGCTTTTCGCTCAGGATTTTCCCAAGCACCTGCGTCCTTCATCGCTCTCACTCTTTCGGGTGAAAGGACGAATTGAGAGCGGTTAGAGCCCCCATATGCCGCTGATGCTTCTCTTCCTGAACTAGTCACAACATTCCTTGGTCTTCTGACATTACGATTTCCGTCGTCATTGTTTCCATTGTACCTATGAGGCAATTCTTTTTGCAAACGGCTATCAAATTCTTCCCAATATTCGGGATCAGCCGGATCCCAACCTTGGTTTGCCATGATCTCATCGACCTTTTTGGCAATCTTGCTGTCGGGGTCAGTGTTAGCAGGGTTGTACCAACGGTTGTTGTTCATCCAGTCTTTTGCAAGGCGCTGAACTTGCGGATTTGCAGGAGGCGCGGCCTGAGGTTGTTTCAGATTGCGCTCTGCTTGGTTCTTTAACTGCCTGAGATGACGCACTTCTTCTTGCGCATTCATCATTAGAGTCTGAGCCGCCACCATAGCTTGCCCATCACCGGTTTGTGTGGCCTCAGAAATCTTCATTTTGGCGTATTCGAGGCGTGTCAACGCATCGTCTGCCGCTTTGTCGATCTTGACAACCTGTTCGGCTTTGGTGTTGCGCTCTAACTGATTTAAGCGGCGCTTGAATTCTTCGTTTTCACGCTGTAACTGCTGAAGACGGACATCCTTTTCCTGATTTGTCTTGCGAATAAGGTCTTTTTTAGCTCGGCGTCGATTGCGTTTTGCATCACGCACTTCGTCGCTGTCATTTGGATGGTCTGCATCAGCGTCGTTGACTTCTTTTGCACGATCAAACCCATTTTGTTCTTCAACAACTTCAGGTTCGAGCATTTTTTCAGGCACTTCAACGGTTGCAGAGCCGTCGTTTTGCTCTTCAACTTCAATATTTTCTTTTTTTTCAGCCATTTTTTTTCTCCTTACACATATGCTTTGAACGATAGTGGGTCATCTGTGACCTTTGCTATCAATTCGTGATCGTTAATCGTCATGAATAAGACGGGTTCTTTAAACTCTTGGTTAATTTCCGATGGAACATAACGCTCCCAACGGTCACCACCCCATTTAGGTACCCGTACAAAGTCACCAATCTCAGCCCATGAGCCTTCAGGCCATGGTTGCATGGTATCTCTGTTCTTAAACGCCAGTGGGCCAATAGCCACGACCTTGCCGATCATGTTGTTCCACTTCTCGTTTTCTTTGGTTTCATCGACGATGATGATGCGGCCTGCTTTCTTTTTGATTCGACGCAGTTGCACAATCACACGACCACCGTAAGGAGCTTGTCCTGCCGGTACATCAGGGAACGCCCATGCCATTTCTTCGGCGTTAGGCGCTCCTGATTGACCCTCGATGGTAGGGATGTCTTTGGTATCACTCATTTTTGTATCTCCATCACCATATTTCAGGTGCATAAGCGCGCTTATTCAGCGCATTGGTTAAAATTTGCCTTCTTCTTCTTCCAAGATGTTGTCAATAATGTCTAAGGTTGATTGCAACCCTTGATGCTCACCGACTAATCTTTGGTACGACTCCCAATTGATTGGTGCCCCTACGGATAGAGCCTCCTTCAATTCGTCTTGTCGTAGTTTGATCCTATGGATCAGTTGCTCAATCATTTATTCTTTTTGGTCACAGCATGTGCCAGACCGCCAGATTTTTTGCCTTCAGAGGAAGATTGACTTCCACCTTTAGGTTGCATTGCAGTGCCATCAAGCTTTTCGCCTTGAGCGATACGCTTATGTTGCGGCACATCAATGGTTCTCTGTTCGTAATCAGATGTTGCCATTTGGAGCTCCTTGTGGTTGAGGTTGTGGCCCTTGTGGGGCCGGTGGTGTCACAGGCATTTGAGGTGCCTGTGTTTGAGCTTGAGCCGCTTGTCGAATCGTCTCATGCGTCATCTTGGCATTTTCAATGGCAATCTTAGTCTGATTGTCCATTTGAGCCTTTTGTTGATCCAGAGCCAAACGAGCCTGAGCCAGTTGAGCGTCTTGCTGATCTTTCTGGGTCTTACGCTGTGTCTCAGCCGTCTGAGTATCCTTAACCACTTGTGCGTCTGGTGGTATTGGAGGTGCCTTGGGTTGACTGCGCTCTTGTGCCATCTGAATGAGCTTCTGGAAGGACGGCATCAGGTCGCCAAACACATCATTAACATCCAACATCACATGTGCACCAATGGTCGTGAAGACCTTGTCAATGGTCGGCGTGAGGTTCGGGTTGTCGTAGTCGTCAATTGGTTTGCCGGTCATCTCTTGCACATAACCGTTCGAGCGGTTCAAGTACCACAAGGTCATGTGCTGTTTCAAATGCTCGATCAAGTTGTTGAGGTATGCCGGGTCTGCAAATGGGTTTTGGCCCAAGAACGGATTCATAGCAAACTGCAAGTGATCTTGAATGTGAGCAATATGATCTTGTTGAATGTACGCATAGGCTGACTGGCCCACGAGCATAGCCGCATTCTCATCTGCCGAGGTGCGTTGCTCAGGTGCAGGCACATCGTTCATGATGTCGTTGATGTTGGGCACTTTCATTTGCTTGAGCATGCGTGAAATTACTGGCCCAAGCTTGAATTGGTCAGGGAACTGTTGCGCCAACTGCAACACCGCTTGCGACTGCGCCATGCGCTGAGTCTCAGAGAAGATGTTAGGATCAGACACCGGCTGTACATCAGTGTTCTTGGCAAAGTCTTCGCGCGTAATCTCAAGGTCAGACACAATGTCTGTTTTTTGCATGTCGTCAAAGTACCAACGGTTCAGACGGCACAAAATCTTTAGCACACGAGCCTGTGAAGCATGCAGGCGCGCATGAATCGATGAATAGACTTGTGAGCCTTGCTCAATCAAAGCTTGCGTGGTGCCAACTGGAGCTTGCGCATTTACATCGGCAATCTTTTCTTCAGCCGTTGTGACTACAGATTTTGTTGCCTTGTCCAAAAAGCCCAATAATTCAAAGAGTACTTCGCTTGGTGGGTTGAACGGCATTGGCATAGCAATTTGCCGAATGTCTTGCACACCGGGTGCGCCTTCAATCTCAATAATCTGAGTTACATCGACTTGCTGAGATTGACCACTAATCTTCGCGCCCTTAAGCTTAAGCATAGTAGCGGCATTGTTAATGTGCGCACTATCCAAAAGAGCCCGTAAAGAGCCAGTAAGAGCGGCACTGAGGCCACCAATAAGGTGAGGTAAACCAATAGCATAAGCACCGCGCCAAGGTATGAACTTGAACTCAACCACCCAATCGAGTTTAGTATGTGTTTCATCTGTTTCCTCCCAGTTGCGATACAAACCAACCACTTCGTTGTCGAGCACATCGATCATCAAAATGTAGGGCGCGTTCTTGCCCTTGGTGTGCTTGTCGTCTCCAAGCTCAAGCCATGTGTAGATATGGTAGACGGTACGAATACCGTC